CTTTTCTTGGCAGTCCATATACCACGTTCGGCAATGTTCTCCCTTTTCATAACCATCTTCTGATCATATGCGTTTACGTAGTCGGCCAACGCTTGATAAGAACTTTCAATATAAGGCTCAAATTCCATCTCACAGATCTTATTAAGGAACGTGACAACGCTTTCATTAGTTTTCTCTCGCCCCTTGTATACAGCCTCAACCAGAGGACCCAAATTAAGATAGATGGAATCAGTATCTGAAGCAATAACATAATCAACCTCCTCTGTTTTCAAAACTTTGTTCATCTTCTGGTTCATCTTATTCTCTATCCAACGAATAGAGACCTGACCACTTAAGGTAATGGCTTCAGCATTAGCCAATTTGTAATATCGAAAATACTGATTGCCGATAGCACCATAAGCACTGTTAAGAGATATCTTTTTGGCCATCTGGATATTGTTACACCTAGCAATCTCCTTCTCAAGCGTTTTGGTTTTCTTCTTCTCATACTGCTGCTTTGCTGCAAGCATTTTCTTCTTGAATATAACTCTCTCCCCGTACATCTTGTCCATAAGTTCAGGAAGGAAGCCTCGCACATCCTTCCTAAATTGAGCTCCATTCGCACAAACTGCATAATCCCCATCGATCACCTCTTGCTCCGAGAGGAGTCTATCAACTGTAACGGATGGATGCCGTGCTTCACAGAGGGTTTCTGGCGAAATATTGTATTGCATAATAAGATGAGGGTACAGGCTATTAAGGTCAAAACTGACCACCCAATCATACTTTCCTGGAATCGGTTCCTTGACATAAGCACCTGCGTATTTGTCGTTTTTGTCAGATCTATTTTTAGGAGGAATAACAATATTCCTTCTCTTCAAATAGTTATAGATGATGGTATCCCACATCCGCACTTGATAGAACACATCCTCATAATTCACTTTAGCATCATATGCCATTGTGAGTGCGAGTTCAATCAACTTCATCTTGTCTTCCAGACGGTCAACAAGTTCAACGTCAATTATATTATACTCTACAAACTTTTGCCAACCATTTGTGTAGAAGTCCTTAAATGTATCAAACTCACTGTGATCAAGTTTCTTCTGACCGAGTTCCACACTTGCAATGTAATCCAAACGATATGATTCCTGTGCCTTATAAGTAAACTTCTTATACAAATCAAGATAGTCCAACTGTGACACACCACCAATATCATATGAGATATGTTCACGCCCCATAATAACAGTTCTATCTTCTGTTACCAATCCCCAAGGTGACATACGTTTCATTAACTTCTCACCAAGGACTCTCTCAATCCTACGACACATATATGGAATATCATATAACTTACTATTCCATCCAGTAATAACCTCTGGAGTATTCTCTTCTATCATCCACCAGTTAATGAAATCATTTAGAAGTTCATACTCTGTTCTAAACGATTTGTATATAACATTCTCTTGAGTATTTTTAAACGGACCTAAACCCCAAGTACGGATCTGTTTCGTAGTATAATCTTGAATTGATATGAGAAGTATCTCTTCAGCAGCAGATTCTACATCAGGGAATCCTTGTTCAGATTTAACCTCAATATCAAGAGTCATCAGTTTGATTTTATCAATATCAAACTTCAGTTCTTCATCAGGATACCTATCGGAAATATACTGATAGATAAATCTCTCATTTCCATAAACATTAAAATTTTCTACCTCATTATATCTCTTAATAAAATCCCTACTTTCACGGACAGTACCTGGTTCAATCGCCTCTACATATTCCCCATTCAGTGTTTTATATTTGGTTTTCTTTTTTGAATCGACAAAAAGAGTTGGATAAAACTTTTCTCTGGTCGCAAAGTGTTTACCATTTTCGTAACCACGGACCAGAAAGTTGTCACCAACCATTTGGACGTTTGTATAGAATCGCATTATGAAGTTAGTTCAATGTATTTGTCAATAACTGCACCAGTAGGATCTGCAATCGTAAGTATGTCTTCCGATCTTATCATAAATTCTGTCTGATTAGTAACATCAGATTTCCAAGGTTTCATATCATCAATATCCTTGAATAGATATGGTTTAATTAATTTGCAATTAGGATCACCAATCTCAGCATCAACCTCAATTACTTCAGCGATAACAACATTATCAACATCCATTAAAACACATTTAATTGATTTTTCACTCATTGGTCTCCTCCTTTATCTTAAATGCTTCACTCTTATCTATATACATCTGCCTTACCGATGGCAATGGTTCCACAATAGTAAGAACAGCGTCTGTAGGTAAAATCATACTCTTATCGGAAGAAAGAATAATCCAAGGTTTTAGTATAACATCAATACCAAAATCACCCTTTTCCTTTTCCTCTTCAGTTAAAAAAGATTTCTCTCTAGTAGTTACTGTATGAGGATTCTCAAGAAGATATGCATTAGGTGCTTTTTGTTTTTCATCCGCAACTAATTCTTTCATCTCAGATATTAATGTTTCTCCTGATTTTAACAGGGTTAATTTTATAGACATTTTAGATACGTTTACTTACTAATTATATCACCAATTACCCAAGACTGCAACCCGTGACCGTGGATTCTTAATTGAACATCTGTTGCTACATTCTCAGGAACAACTACACAATATCCAATACCAAGATTGAATACTCTTTTCATTTCCTCTTCAGGAATCTCACCAGCAAGCATAATCTTACTAAACACTTCTGGCATCTTCCAAGAATTATAATCAACTCTTGCCTCTAAATCATCAGGAATACATCTAGGAAGATTCTCTGGTATACCACCACCAGTAATATGAGCCATACCCATAATTGGAAAATCTTTTATTAAACTTGCAACTACAGGAGCATAGATTGTTGTAGGAGTAAGTAACTCAGGCATATCTCTATAATAGATCTTCTGTCTCCATATCATATCATTAATCAAACTATATCCATTACTATGAACGCCACTACTTTCTATACCAATAATAACATCACTCTCACGTACTAAACTACCATCTATAATCTCACTCTTCTCTACAATACCTGTACAAAATCCTGCTAGATCAAGATCATCATCATATGTTGGTGGAGGTGCAGGTCTGGGATGTTCAGCAGTTTCTCCACCCAAAAGATCCATTCCTGCTAGTTCACACCCTTTAAGAATACCTTCCATAATTTGATCTATGATAGGAGATATCTTACCAGTAGAAATATAATCTAGAAAGTATAATGGTTTAGCACCACAAGTAATTACATCATTAACACACATAGCAACAAGATCAATACCTATAGTGGTAAATTCTCTATTAATTTTTGCTATATTAATTTTAGTACCAACACCATCAGCACCAGACACTAAAATAGGTTCCTCATATCCATGAGGAACCTTATACATTCCACCAAATCCACCGATGGATGGTGCTTTATCTTTTAATCGTTCAACGAAAGCATTACCAGCTTCAATATCAACACCAGATGATTTATAATCCATCATATAATCATAACAATAAGAATATTATATCACAAATATTCCTTTCTTGCATGATGTTCTGGTACAATCTTATTTAACTGTACGGTGAGAAGTCCGTCTTCAAACTTGACGGATCCAACCTTCGTATCGTCGGAGATCGTCCAGACTCGTTTAAAACTTCGTTGGGCCAATCCTTTATGGACAAACGATCCATCAACTTTCGATTCTTCTTTTGTGCCTTGTACATATAACTTTCCAAACTCCGTATAGACTTGTAGTTCATTTTCCTTAAACCCTGCAAGTGCGATCTCCAATGTTGACTCATGATTATTTAATTGTATTAAATTATATGGTGGATAATTTGATTGTGGGAAATCTGAATTGAAAAAATTATCAAAGTAGTCATCCAGACCTATACTGTTTTTAGCAATCTTCTCCATTAAATCTGGAAGATTTGCAGCGTGATAGCGTTGTAGTGCGTTCATGGTTCTCCTTTAAAAGCGAGTGTAAATTGTGTACCCTTACGGCGTACACTACTATTTAATCATAAAACATAAAAAAAGGGAATGTTGAATTCCCTACATTTTTATTCGGTTTTCTCTGATCTATCACAACTCCATTTGTAAAAATGAATAGTTTTGAATTTTTTCTTCAAATACTCTAATGCTGCCATTGGATCATTTTTATTATTACACGTAAAAATATCACATTTAGCAATACCCTTCTCTGGCCAAGTATGAATACTAATATGACTTTCTGCAAGTAAAGCATATCCAGTTACACCTTGTGGTTCAAACTTATGAGTTTCAACTTTAAGAATCTCACACTTTGCTACCTTCGATGCTTCTTCTAAACTTTCCTTTATAAAATTTTCATCATCCAAAAGTTCAGGAGAACATTTTTTCAGATCAAATAAAATATGTTTCATTCGCCAAACAAGTGATGCTTTGAAGTACCAGCATTATCATTTGATATATCACCTATTCCAGTCTCTTCAGTTTCTTCTAATGTATATTCCCAATCTTCAATTACAGTATTAGAAAGCATCCTATCAGACAGAAGATCCATCTCTTCTCTTGCTATCTCTTCACTATCTGCATCAAACCAAAAATCAATTGCCTTACCAATCCTCAACAAATGAGGTTTAAGATTAGGAGCAACCATATGTGTATTCTTCATCACTGCATTACCAGCAGCATCTGATACAGACCCTCTGAGTCTGACATGAACAAGTGCTTTAAATCTCATCTACCTAAAAAATATTGGGGTGGGAGATTGGATTTCTGTATTACCAA